GGTGATTCGGACGTCGACCAAAATCTAGAGAGACGATTATTGAGAACCGTGTGATCGAAGCAGTCGATCAATGCCAAACTGCCCAGTTTGCTATATCGGACTTTTTATCCTATTTTCATGACCTGATGCAGAAACGTAACTCCACAGGCGGCGTAATCCTTGGCTCATCCTATGATGAAGCGCGGACCCGTAAGATCAATGCCGAAGCTGAGATCGCTGAACTTGAATTGCAGCGCATCAAGGCCACGATGTGCTTTACCTCCGATGTCGTGAAAGCATGGGAGAGTGTGCTTCACGCCTGCCGTGCCAAGCTGCTGGCTGTTCCGGTAAAAATGGCTCCGATTGTGTCGAGCATATCTGACACGGCGATAGTTAAGGTGAAGCTGGAGGACGCAATTCGTGAGGCGCTGGAGGAATTGTCGAATTACAATCCCAGCGTAGATCCAGTCGCGACAGGTGTGGCTTTGTCGAGTGACGAGAAAGAAGAGCCGGTGCAAAAGAAGCGAGGTCGCCCAACTAAGATTGATAGGTTGAAGGAATAGTTGCCTTAAATCGGTGATTAAGGTAATGTGTATTTACGCAAGGAGCCTTACATGCCTTACAATCGTCAAGATTTCACTAGCGGTGCTGATACCTTTGGCTTTGGCGGCGCTACAATTAGCCTTGGTTCTGGTGATTTTACGGTTGGCGATACCGTGAAGGCCATTGTTGTGACTGCGGCTGGTTCTGTGACATTCCGCCCGGTGGATGGCGCTGCTGACATCACGATGACGGCGCTTCCTGTGGGATATATCCTTCCATATCATTGTTCGTTCATCCGGCAGAGCGGCACGACTGCATCGCTTGCCACTATTATTGGGCGCTAATTTATGTTGAGCCTTGTCCGGTTCATGCTTGGTCTCGGAGGCTCCGGTTCGGATGCAGTTGAGGGCGGATCTGGACAGGCTGAATATCCTTCGTTGATCCTTAACTTTATCAACGACAGTTATGAGGTTTATCCGCCCTATACGCTGGACCTCAATTTCACCGCTGACACTTATTTTGTGAGGGACTGATGGCCGGTTATTCTTTTTCGCAATTGATCGACTTCACCCGCACCTCTGCTGCAACGTATGTTGATAGCACCGGCAAGATCGTCACGACCCCTGCCAGCCGCAACCTGCTGACGTATACGCAGGAGTTTGATAATTCTACAGTGTGGGGTCCGTCAGGTGTGTCTGTCACCCCAAATGCGGCTATCTCGCCAGATGGGACGTTAACTGCGGACAAGCTGGTCGAAAGCAACACCAATGCGCTGCACACCCTTATTCGCACCATAACGACCACGGCAGTCCCCTACACTTGGTCTTGCTACATCAAGGCAGCAGAGCGTACGTTTGCGTTGCTGTATCACGTTGAGAGCAATTCTGGCGTTTCAATCAATCTTTTAACGGGCGCCACTGGAACACCGTCAGGCGTTGTTGCTCCAACGGCATTCACCGCGACAAGCGTTGGTAATGGTTGGTATCGCCTTAGCATGACTGCAACCGCCACTGCGGCGTCTAATGGCTTCCGAATTTATACTGCTACCAGCCTTGCGGGTGGTGTCTATCAAGGCGACGGCACTTCTGGCATTTACATCTGGGGCGCACAGCTAGAGCAAGCCTCTGCTGCCACCACCTACACCCGCAACGTAGGCGGCGTATATCCCCCGCGCTTTGACTACGATCCTGTCACGCTGGCAGCTAAGGGGCTGCTGGTGGAAGAGCAGCGGACGAATTTGCTGTTGCGGTCGCAAGAATTTGATGTGTCTCCTGCGTGGAATATCGGCACAAACACTGTCACGGCAAACGTAATTGCATCACCTGACGGCAGCGCAAACGCAGATTTGTTTACCGCAACAGCGACTGGAATTGGTGCATTTTTAAGACAGCAAGCCACTTTGGCTGCCACGACAACATATACTGTATCAACCTTCTTTAAGAAGGGGACGGCAGATTTTGCGAACATCACCGTCTTTGATAATACGGATGGCAATCGTTATTGGTTTAACCTCAACACTGGCGCTATTGCATCGACTGCGCTCGTTGGTGCAGGTTACACAAATGCTTCTGCTCGGATCGAAAACTACGGAAACGGTTGGTTCCGTTGCATTGTCACGTTTACCACAAAAAGCTCAACTGCATTTAGCCTGTTTGCCACATTTACCGACGCTGACGCTTCACTCACGGTCACCAATGGCAAGACGGGCTACATCTACGGCGCACAACTCGAAGCTGGCTCCTTCGCCACCTCCTACATCCCGACTGTCGCCTCTCAGGTGACGCGCTCGGCTGACCAAGCGTCGATCACGGGGCCGAACTTCTCGCAGTGGTATAATCCTGTGGAGGGAAGTTTTGTTGCTGAATATTCGCCATTGGCTGTTGATAACGATATTGCACTGTCCGTCTCTAGCGCGGCTGGTTATGGTAGCAGCATTTACCTTCCCGCTGACAGCTCATATCAGTTCATTGTAGTCAACAGCACCGTGCAAGCTCAGATTGATGCAGGCACCGTTACCGCTCTTGCGATAAATAAGACTGCGGCGGCCTACAAAGCCAATGACTTTGCGGCCTCTGTTGGTGGCGGTGTGGTTGTTACCGACACTTCTGGAACTATTCCTACGGCTGATCGGGCTGTCATTGGTGGTTTGGAAGGCAACACCGCAAACCGGTTTAACGGCCACATCCGCTCGATCCGCTATTATCCAACAAGACTTGGAAATTCACAATTGCAGGCCCTGACGGCATGACGAAAGTATCAAGCATGAGTGCAACTGAGCGATTTTGGGCAAAGGTTGATAAAAGCCTTGGCGATCATCAGTGCTGGAATTGGCAAGCAGCAAAACTGCAAGCCGGTTACGGGCAGTTCAAAGCTTCCAGCTATATCATGCATTTGGCTCACCGCTTTTCTTATGAATTGCACTTCGGGCCTGTTCCAGATGGAATGTATGTCTGCCACCGCTGCGACAATCCCTCATGCGTCAACCCAGCGCATTTGTTCGCCGGAGAGCCAAAGGACAATTCAGGCGATATGGTTGCCAAGGGCCGTAATCGCAGCGGCATCCTCCCCGGTGCATTAAATGGTAACGCTAGGCTATCTCTAGAACAAGTTAAGGCAATCCGTAACTCGAACGTTTCGTGCCGCAAGTTGGCCGCTGAATATGGCGTAGGGTCAAGCCAAATTCATCGCATCAAGCAAGGCCAAGCATGGAGTAAAGCAGCATGACCGATTATTATCTCAAAGCCGCCACCGAAGCCGACATGAACGCCGCGCTGATTGCTGCTGGACTGGCGTATGAAGGAACTGAGCAAGTCGCCATCGGCTTCAATTACGATGGCGAGTTTTACGAAAGCTATGCTGACATTCCCCATACCGAAACGGTGGATGAAGAAGGCAATGTCGATACCGAATACCCTGAAGGCATCGAAACGGTTTATGGCGAGCAAGCCATTCTCCTCCCCGCTCCCGGTGTCAGCCTCGATGTGATCGGCCCGATCAGCAAAGTCATTGGCTATGACGAGGACGGTAATCCTATCATTCAGGAATATCCTGAGTGGCACGTTAATTTGCGCGTTAGCTCGCTGACCGAAGAGCAACAGGAGATCATCGCTCCCATTGAAATTGTTCCGCCAGAGGTTCCATTCCGCGTCTGGGCGTAACTAGCGCATCTAACGCATGATCGAATTAGATCCTACGATCCGCGCAGAGGCTCTTAGCCAGATGGCTGGGGCCATGCGTCGTTTACAGCCGCCACCCCGTCTATCTGTTGCTGAATGGGCTGATGCAGAGCGCAGGCTTGATTCGCAATCATCAGCGGAGCCGGGAAGATGGTATACAGCGCGAGCAGAGTATCAGCGTGGCATAATGGATGCTTGCTCTGATCCAGAAGTGCGCGAAGTTGTAGTAATGTGTGGCAGCCAGAGTGGCAAGAGCGAAGCACTCTTGAACACAATTGGCTATCACATGCACCATGATCCTTGCCCTATATTGGTAATGCAGCCAACTGTTGATATGGCGCAAGCCTTCTCCAAGGATCGTGTTAGTGCTGGTTTGATCCGTCCAACCCCAGCTCTTCGTGGGCTTGTTAATGATAGCAGGGCGAAAGATGCGAATAATACGACACTTCATAAAGTTTTTCCCGGCGGCGCTTTGTCTCTTGTTGGCGCTAACAGTCCATCTTCCCTTGCTTCTCGTCCTATTCGTATTGTCCTATGCGACGAAGTGGACAGATACCCTCCGTCAGCAGGTGAAGAGGGTGATCCGATTTCTCTGGCAAAGCGCCGAGCGGCTACATTCTGGAACAGAAAGATAATCCAAGTCTCAACGCCAACCAATAGGGACGCGAGCAGGATTGAAGCCTCCTATAACGAAACAGATCAGCGCAAGTTTTACGTCCCCTGCCCACATTGCGATCATGAGCAATTGCTGCTCTGGGCGAATGTTCAGTGGCAAGACGACAATCCGAAGACGGCGCATTATCACTGCGGAGAATGTGGAGCTGCGTGGTCTGAAAGCGAACGCCATGCTGCCGTGTCAAAAGGCCAGTGGATAGCATCAAAGCCATTTAACGGTGCTGCTGGCTTCTGGTTTAATGCGCTTTATTCGCCTTGGGTTGATCTGGTGGATACGGTGGAGGAGTTTATCTCTGCGCGCAAAGATCCTATGCGCCTTAAAACCTTCGTCAATACGATCCTTGCTGAGACATGGGAGGATCAGGGGGAAGGTATCGATGATTACGCCATAGCCCAGCGTAAAGAGGAGTATGATGGCATTCCAGAGGACGTTGTACTGCTGACTGCTGGCGTGGACGTTCAGGATGATCGCTTAGAGTGCGAAATTGTCGGCTGGGGCGCTGGTGAGGAGTCGTGGCAGATCGAATATCACGTTCTCTACGGAGACCCGTCTAGCCCTCAACTCTGGACGCAGCTCGATGAGATCCTGCTTGCCACCTATGAGCATCCTCTTGGTGAGCCTATGATAATTCGCTCAACCTGCATTGACTCAGGCGGTCATCATACCCGTTCGGTATATAATTATGCCAAAACCCGTGCCGGTCATCGCGTGTTTGCTATCAAGGGCGTAGGCGGAGAGGGTAAACCTATTGTTGGCCGCCCATCGAAGAACAATGTCGGCAAAGTTCCATTGTACGCTATTGGCGTAGATACCGCGAAAGAGCTTCACTATGCGCGCTTGCGTATGGAGGATGCTGGTCCCGGTTATTGTCATTTCCCAGCGAAGCGAGATGATGAGTACTTCCGTCAGCTTACTGCTGAAAAGCAAGTTATAAAATATCACAAAGGTTATCCAACGCGCACATGGATCAAAACACGCACTCGTAATGAGGCTTTAGACGTTCGTGTTTACGCTATTGCTGCCTTTCATATATTAAATGTGAATATGGATAGCATTGTACGGCGGTTTTATGCTAATGTGAATGACAGAAATATTCCTGCGAAGGATGTGCAACCTGTGAAGCCTCATCCCTTGATGCCAACCAAGCGGCCATCAAAGGGCGGTTTCGCTAATAATTGGCGATGATGGATAATGGCAAACCTATTCGATAGCGCAAATGCCCTGACCACTGAGCCAAATGAGATCCATGCTGGCTCACTTATTCAATGGAAGCGGGCAGATCTCTCTGAAGATTACCCACCTGCAAGCTATGATCTGATCTACACATCGCGTTTAAGCGGTGGTTTGGCTCGCGAATTTACAATCACTGCGACAAATGATGGTGGTGTATTCCTCGCATCAATGAGTGGGGCTGTCACTGGCGCACAAGTTGCTGGTGATTACTTCTGGCAGGCTGAGATCCAACGCAAGAGCGATAATGCGCGAGTGTTGGTTGCGACCGGGCAATGGAAGATACTGCCTGACCTTGAGCAGAGCGGTGCTGATCCTCGCACTCATGCGCAAATCATGCTGGGTAAGATCCAGTCTCTCCTTGAAGGCCGCGCTGACAAGGATGTATCAAGCTATAGCATCCAAGGCCGTTCGCTCGCGAAGATGGGCATCATGGACCTTTTGCAATGGCGTGATTACTACCGCAAAGAGGTTGCTCGCGAACAACGCGACGCTGACATTGCGGCTGGTAAACCAAGCAAGACCACTATGAAGGTGCGTTTCCTATGAGCCTATGGCGCGAGATACTGGGGTTGCCGCAGAAGGGCGATAGCGCACCTGTGCGTAAGCGTGGCTACCATGCTGCTAATACTGGCCGGTTGTTTGCTGACTTTATGGCATCCAGCAAAAGCGCCGACAGCGAACTCAAGCCTGACTTGGTTATCATGCGTAATCGTGCGCGGGCCTTGGCGCGTGATGATGTTTATGTGAAGCGTTACCTTAGCCTGCTTGAGACGAATGTTATCGGTGACAAAGGTGTCACGTTGCAGGTCAAGGCGCGGAACACTGACAATAGCCTCGATGTCATTGGCAACAATATTGTTGAGAATGCCTTTTATCAATTTGGGCTTAAAGGCAATTGTACTGCTGATGGCCGCCTTTCTTGGATCGATCTACAGAAGCTGGTGACCTCGACGACAGGTCGCGATGGCGAGATCTTCATCCAGATCATTCGCAATCGTAGCTTCATTCACGGCATCGCTTTCCATCCGGTTGAAGCTGACCAGATCGATGAGAACAAGAATGAGCGTCTTCGCAATGGCAACGAGATCCGTCTTGGCATTGAGGTAGACTCATATCAGCGCCCGGTGGCTTATTGGGTGAAGCCCCGTCACCCCGGTGATTATGACTTCTCCTCCATCCAGCAGAACCCATCTGTTCGCGTACCGGCTAAAGACATCATCCATGTCTATCGGCAGGAGCGCCCCGGCCAGACCCGTGGTGAGCCTTGGATGGCCCCTGCGATGAGCCAGTTGAAGATGCTGAATGCTCACCGTGAGGCTGAATTGGTCGCAAGCCGCATGGCAGCATCCAAGATGGGCTTCTTCATCTCAGATAACGGCCAAGATGCGCCTGCTGATGATTACGACAACAATGTTCCGATCATCGATGCAGAACCCGGCACATTCCATCAGCTTCCTAACGGGGTTGATTTTAAGCCGTTCGATCCGACGCACCCTGCAACTGCCTTTGCAGAGTTCCAGAAGGGTATCTTGCGCGGCATCGCATCTGGCTTGGCTGTGTCCTACGCGAGCCTCTCAAATGATCTCGAAAGCACATCATACAGCTCGATCCGTCAGGGCGCACTAGAAGAGCGTGATGCTTATCGGATGCAGCAGCAGTTCATCCTCGATCACTTCATCATTCCTGCGTACTCTGCGTGGCTAATGCACGTTATGGAGTTCGGTTATATTCCGATTCCCGCAACACGCTTTGACAAGTTCTTCAATGCCACCAGCTTCCGTCCCCGTGGATGGCAGTGGGTCGATCCTCAGCGCGAAATCAACGCTGCTGTCATGGCTATGCACAATGGCATTATGTCTATGCAGGATGTTTCCAACCAATACGGCAGGGACATTGAAGAGACATTTAGCCAGTGGCAGCGCGATAAGGAACTAGCTGACCAATTTGGTCTTGGCATCGCGTTCGAACCGTTCGGCGGTAATGATGCGTTCAAGGGCGAGCCTATGGTCGATGGAGACGCAGATGGGCAATAAGCCAACAGAGGGCATGAAGACTGAAGCGCAGCGTGGGCTTGACTGGCGCAGAGAGTTTGGCCGTGGTGGCACTGAAGTTGGGATCGCCCGTGCACGTGACATCGTAAACGACCGCGAACTCAGCGACGAGACCGTCAAGCGGATGTATAGCTTCTTCAGCCGCCATGAGGTTGATAAGCAGGCAGAGGGGTTTCGTCCCGGTGAAGATGGCTACCCGTCAAATGGTCGTATCGCATGGGCGCTCTGGGGCGGAGATGCGGGTTATTCTTGGTCCAAGGATAAGGTCAAAGCAATGGATGAAGAAAGATCATACAGAGACGAACGACCCTATCCAAATGAACATGCGGCAAGACTTCACGATCCTGATAAGTATACTGGCTTTCGGCGTGATAATGATGCTGGCGGTCCCGGTATTGATTTTATTTACGGTATTCTTGCTGATGGTGGCACTGAGTTACAAGCTATTCGATTTGATAAAGACAGGTTTACTCCGTCTGAAGCGAAGGCTTGGTTGAATGAACATGACTTTAAGGCTATACTGTTCGAAGAAGCCACTGGAGAAAGAACCGTGGAAGAACTAGAAGAGCGCATGAAGGTAAAGGTTGAAGTCGAAGTTAAACTCGACGACGCCAGTGCTGTTGATATGCCTGACCCCGAAGGCGAACTGATTGTCCCTGAAGACGTTTTGCTTGGTGAAGAAGACCGCAAGAAGATGGTCGACCTTGAGCATCGCGCACGGGATATTGACGCTCGCGCAATCGATGAGAAGAAGCGCACGGTTGATATTGCCGTCTCCTCTGAATTGGCTGTTGACCGTTCATTCGGTAAAGAAATTCTCGTTCATGAAGCTGGAGCCATTGATATGGCATTCATCGCATCTGGGCGCGCGCCGCTTTTGCTTGACCATGATATGGAAAAGCAGATCGGCGTAATTGAATCTGTGGAACTTTCTGGAGATAAGGTGCTTCGGGCCAAGGTCCGGTTCGGGCGCTCTGCTCTCGCACAGGAAGTATTCCAAGATGTTGTTGATGGTATCCGCTCGAATGTTTCGGTCGGCTATCGCGTCAACAAAATGGAGCGTTCACCAATGAATAAGGACGAGTACCTTGTCCGTTCGTGGTCGCCCCTTGAGGTATCCGTCGTTTCGATCCCTGCTGACCCGTCAGTTGGCGTGGGCCGTAGCGCGGCTGCTCTCGAACCCCAACCTAAAGTTGAACCATCCATTAAAAAGGACACTATCATGAGTGAAGTGAATCTGGATGCGGTTCGGGCTGAAGCTGCTGAAGCTGCCGCCCGTAATGCTGCCGCAATTATCGACCTCGGCGCGCGTCACAACAAGCGTGACCTCGCTGATGCCGCCATCAAGTCTGGCAAGAGCATTGAACAGTTCCGTGGTGAACTGCTCGAAGTGATCGGCAATGACAAGCCGCTCGACAACGGCAACATCGGCCTGAGCAAGAAGGAAGTTCGCAACTTCTCGATTGTCCGCGCCATCGCTGCCATGTCGAACCCCGGTGATCGCCGTCTGCGTGAAGCTGCTGCTTTCGAATTTGAAGCATCAGAAGCCGCTGCACAGCGTTATGGCCGTTCGGCTCAGGGCATCATGATCCCCGTCGACGTTCTGGGCGTCTGGAAGCAGCGCGACCTGAACACCTCGGACGACAACGAATTGGTTGCTACCAACCTGTTGGCTGGTGACTTCATCGACGTTCTCCGTAACTCGGCTTCGGTCATGCAGGCTGGTGCGCGTATGCTGCCGGGTCTGGTTGGCAACGTCGCCATTCCGAAGAAGACTGCTGCTTCGGCTGGTGGTTGGATCAGCACTGAAGGTGGCGCGGCATCTGAGTCCGAGCCGACCTTTGGCACGGTGAGCCTGACCCCGAAGACTGTTGGTGCATTCACCGACATGACTCGCCAGCTCATCCTCCAGTCGACGCCTTCGGTTGAAGCTCTGGTCCGTGACGATCTCACGCAGGCTTTGGCTCTGGCTATCGACAAGGGCGGTCTGGAAGGCACGGGCCTCAGCGGTCAGCCCACGGGCATCCTCAGCACGGTTGGCGTCAATAAGCCGACCAACTTCGCTGCTGCGGTTCCGACCTTTGCTGAAATGGTTGCGCTGGAAACGGCTGTTGCCGAAGACAACGCTCTCATGGGCAACCTCGCCTACATCACCGATGCGGCCACTTACGGCGGTCTGAAGACCAAAGCTAAGGACGCTGGCTCGGGTATGTTCGTGATCGAAAACGGTCAGGCCAACGGCTACAACGTCATCCGCTCGCAGCAATGCACGGCTGGGAATGTTTACTTCGGTAACTTCTCAGACCTGCTGATCGGCATGTGGTCCGGCCTCGATCTCACGGTCGATCCTTACACCTCGTCAAACACCGGCACGGTGCGCGTTGTCGCTCTCCAGACGGTTGACGTTGCTGTTCGTCACGCTGTGTCGTTCGCGTACAACAACGACGGCTAAGTCTAGTCGGGTACAGGGGGTGGAGTTGGGCACTAATCCCGCCACCCCCTAAGCCTTGGAGGTTTAAGTGGTACTTTCTACTAGCTCATGGACGAGCAAGGAATCGGAGACTGTCATGGCGAAGTATGAATGCGTCCGTGGTGTCGTGACCAGCCAAGGTCCGATTGAGATCGGTCAGATTGTCGAACTCTCGGATCATGAAGCCAAGATGCTTGCAGGCAAGTTCGTCCCGGCGAAGGACGCTCCAGCACCGATCCGCACCACTGTGCCAGAAGAGATCGAGCATCGCGATCCTGTGATTGAAAAGCCTAAGAAGGGCCGTCCGCGTGGCCGTTGAGTCAAGCGATGATCTAGCTATCTTCTTTGAACTCGATGATTTCGGGACTCCTGCCGTATACACGCAGACCAACAAAGCCCCGATCACCATTAACGGGATCTTTGACAATCCTCACGCGAGCATAACCGCTACTGAGATGATGGATGTCACGATCCCCAAGCCTTCCTTCGTATGCCGCACCATCGATATTCCGACTGCGGCTGAAGGCGACACAATCAAGATCAATAATGTGACTTACACGGTGCGCATTGTTGCCACCGATGGTCTTGGCGTCACTACATTGATGATGGAGCGGAACTAATGTCGCATGTCCGCCAACAGATCCGTGACCGCATCGCCACAATCCTGACTGGTCTGCCGACTACTGGGAATAGCGTTTATAAGATGCGCCGGTATGCGCTGGACGACTCTAAGCTCCCCGCAATTCTCGTTTACACGATGGATGAAAGCTCCGCTCTGATTACCATTGGCGCGCGTACAATCCGCCGCGTAATCAATGTTGCAGTACATATTCTTTGCACTGGAAGCAGCACTACGATCCAAGACACAATCGATACGCTCTGTGTCAATGTTGAAGAAGCAGTCGGCAATGACTACCAATTGAATGGATTGGCTAAATCCTGTATATTGTCCAGTACGGAGGTTGATATTGTCACCGATGGTGAGAAGCCAATCTCCTCGGCACGGCTTGTGTTCGCTTGTGAGTACATCACTGCGATCAACGATGTGGAGACTGCACGATGAAGATGGTAACAGTTCATCATAAGGATACGAAGGAGCCTATCCGGGTTCCTGCGTGTGACTTGCAGTCTTTCGCTGAAAAGGGCTGGCATCCCGCTGCACAGGACAAAAAGTCCACTGTAAAGCCGGTGGAAGTGCCGGTTGAGTCTGTTGATACTGAGGAGGTTGAATAATGGCTACGCATACCGGCAGTGAAGGCACTGTAAAAGTTGGGGCAGCTACGGTTGCCGAAATCCGTTCATTCTCCGTTGCGACGACTGCTGACACGGCAGAAGACACGACGATGGGTGATAGCTGGCGCACCTTCAAGACCACGCTGAAGGGCTGGTCTGGTTCGCTTGATTGCTTCTGGGATGAGACTGACACGACTGGTCAGGGCGCCCTTGTGGATGGCACAGAGGTTACGCTTAACCTTTACCCTGAAGGCGCTACGACTGGTGACAAGTATTACACCGGCACTGCGATCATCACCGGCACGACGATCAATTCTTCGTTTGACGGTTTGGTTGAAGCCAGCTTCACGTTCCAAGGTACTGGTGCGCTGACGCTTGGTACGGCTGCTTAAGATAGACTGAGAAAGGGGATTTATGAGTCTAGCTAAACGCCTCGCTGCGCGTCAAGATCTTGACCGCCGTAGCATTGAAGTCGCTGAATGGGGGGAGGATGAAAACTCTCCCCAGATTGTCTATTACGGGCCATTCTTGGCTATCGAAATGGACAAGGTTCAGCGCAAGCATCCTAACTTCCTGCAAAGCATGACGATGGCTGGCATGGTCGAGATCATCGTGATGAAGGCGGAGGACAAGGAGGGGAATAAGTTGTTCGGCTTGGAAGATAAGCCGACACTTATGCGTGAGCCTTTGACCTTGATTACACGAGTTGCTGGCGCTCTCATGTCATCTGGAAGTGTTGAGGAGCAGGAAAAAAACTAAGGGCCGATCCGTTCAGGTATAATCTTGTTGCCTTAGCGGATCGGTTAGGCCGATTCATTTACGAAGTTGAGACAATCTCAATTGAAGAGTATAACGAATGGGTGGCTTATTTTAAGTTAGAGCAGGAGCGAGAGAGCAATGGCGGCAGAATTAGAGCAGCTTAGAGTCTCTCTCGTTGCTGAACTTGTGGGCCGTGAAGCGTTTGAGCAGCTCAAGCGCGAGGTTAATCAAGTCAAGGCTGCGACTACTAGCCTTGATACTACTCAACAGAAATTGAGAACGACTGTAACTGACGCGGAAAAGGCTGTTCGTCAGCAGAGGCAGGCATTCTCTCAGGCTGGTATGCAGATCAACCAGTTTGCTGGTCAGATTGCGGCTGGGACATCTCCTATGGTCGCCTTCACGCAGCAGATCGGTGACGTTGCGTATGTTGTAGGTCAAGCTGGGGAATCGATGGGGCGTGTTGGCCGGTTCCTGCAAGGTCCGTGGGCGGCTGCTATCCTTATTGCCATTAGTGTTCTTGGCCCTCTGATTGGCAAATTGTTTGAGACAAAAGATGCTACTGAGGAGCTTGAGAAGGCTGAGAAGCTCAAGAAGGATACAACTGACACGCTCCGTGAAGCCATATTGGATTACAACTCAGCGGTAGCTAAAACGCCAGCAGCGCAACGTCTTGCTATCCAATCCATGATTGATTCCGCAAAGGCGGATATGGAAGCTACTATTGTTGCGCAGCGTGGCGCTCAAAACCGTATCAATGCCATTAAAGCTGAAATTATAGCCATTCAGGCTAGAAACAAAGCAAGGGGTCAACAGATTGGCGGAGACATCGGAGGTGGCGCTGCTAGGGCTGGTGCTGCCATTGCTGGTGTGATTGTTGAGTCCAATGCTCTTGGCGATTTAGCTGAAGCCGAAAAATTGCTTAATGAGAGACGTAATGATTCAGCTAAAACATTTGCTAAACTAACTGCCCTTCGCGCGCGTCTTGTCAATTTCGATCAGTCGGCTGCTGATACCGCAGAGAAGGCCGCTGAAAGGCAAGCTAAGGCATATGAAAAGGCGGCTAAAGCGGCTGAGAAGTTAGCTAATAAGGAAGAAGATCTTTATCAGGATTATATTGCCAAAAATCTTGGTGATGCGATTAAAGGAGTCGAGGCTTATTCTAAGGCTTACGGCTCCACAATCGATCGTAACATTAGTGCAGCCGCTGCTGCATTCGATGCGCAAATAAAATTGAATGAAGAGATTAGGGGTTCCGCTATTGATGAGCAGATGGAAGAATTCCTGAAGCCTATCGACCGCGTTAAATCTATGTCTGAAGCAATGGGTCAGGCATTCTCTGATGGTATCAAGGGGATGATTACTGGCGCGATGAGTTTCAAGCAGGTGATGAGCAATGTGATCGATTCCGTTATCAACAAGCTATTTGAAATGTTTGTTGTCCAGCAGATCACGGGAATGATTTCTAAGGGTCTAACATCTCTCGGTATACCGGGATTCAAGGCAATTGGCGGGCCGGTTCAATCTGGCAAGCCGTACATTGTCGGCGAACGTGGTCCTGAGATGTTTGTGCCATCCCGCAGCGGCTCCATCGTCCCTAATAAGGGGCTCGGCGGTGGTATGACAATCAACGTGGACGCGCGTGGCGCTTCTGACCCTGCTGCTGTTCGCGCCCAAGTTGAGCAAGGCATTGCACAGGCTGCGCCGTACATCATCGCTGCTGCACAGAATAAAACATTGACTACTGCGGCCCGTCCGCGTCTGCCGGGGACTCTTGGATAATGACTACCATCACTTTCCCTAGCACTCCAAAGCCGTCTGGGATGGCGTGGAAATTGGTTCAGCCCGCCCAGCAGAATATATCCGAATGGACCGGAGCGCGTCAGGTGTTGGCTTCTGGGCGTGGCTGGTGGGAATGCAATATTACTAT